CTCTTAGTTAAATGCGAGGAACTTGGAATAACGCGATGCAAATCAAAGACGAAGGTTGAATTGGTGAATCTGATTAATAATGGTGCAAAGGAAGAATTAGATAACACACAAGAGAAAGAACCAAATAACACACAAGAGAAAGAACCAGATAACACACAAGGGAAAGGGTCGGGGACTGACTCGCCCGAAGGGCGAGCGTCGCGCCACCCGGAGGGTGGACGCTTAACCGTAGGTTTGCCCGGTTTGCCCGCCTTTATTGACCTCTTCTGCGGCATCGGCGGATTCCATCAAGCACTAAATCGCCTCAATGGCACTTGTGTGTTTGCATGCGACATCGACGAGAAGTGTCGCGAAACCTATGAAAAAAACTATGGATTAAAACCGCACGCGGACATCACAAAGGTGAATATTGCGGAAATTCCTGACTTCGATGTGCTTTGTGCGGGTTTTCCATGTTTCGTGGCAGGAACTCGTGTTTTAACAAACAATGGTTACAAACCCATAGAAACTGTGGAATTGACAGACAAATTACTCACACACACTGGAAACATGCAAAAGATACTGAATTTGCAACAGAAAATGTACACAGGTAAATTATTGGAATTTGACATCAAATATCACCCAGAATTGATAGTGGCAACGGAAGAGCATCCATTTTATGTGAGGACTAAATTTGGAGAACCACAATGGAAAATAGCATCGGAAATTACAATGGATGACTACTTTGGAATGGTCATCAACAACAATGAAATTATGCCAGAATTGTCATTTGAAAAAACAAAATATTGGTTCTTATTAGGTTATTGGGTTGCCAATAGATTCGAAATCAACGATGCTGTGTTTGACAGTATAAACAAAAGTGAATGGTATAATGAAATACCAGAATGGTTTCAGGATGCCCCAAAAGAATTCATACAGGAATTTGTTAATGGATATATAAAAGCAGATGGACTTAAAAAAACAACATCAATTACCATGATTTATGGAATACAGAGATTGTGTTTAAAATTGGGACAAATAATTAGCATTGTTGATGGAACAATAGTTAATGATTCGTCTTCATTCATAGAGGGAAACTATGTATGGTATGCCCCATTCAAAATAACCTCATCCGAGACAACAAATACACCTGTGTATAATTTCGAAGTAGAAACCGACAACAGTTATATTGTGGAAAATGTTTGCGTTCACAATTGCCAAGCATTCAGTAACTCCGGCAAAAAAAAGGGGTTCGACGACAAGCGCGGCAGACTCTACGAATACATCTTGGACATTGCTGCTGCCAAGAGACCGCGCTTCCTATTTCTGGAAAATGTGAAACACATCAAGACCATCGACGACGGCAAGGTATTCGAAGAAATCATGCGCCGCATCGGCGAAACCGGATACACAGCACATATCACAGAACTGAGTCCGCACCAGTTGGGTGTGCCGCAGCAGCGCGAGCGCGTCATATTCACCTGTATTCGCAACGACATCTATGACCCGGCAAAATCCTTGGATTTCCCCTTGCCAAAAGTCCCCATCAATGTAGAGGCAATATTTGAGAAGGACCCGGCAAAAACGGCAAAATACAGGATATCGAAGGACGACGAGGCAATTCTTAGTGCGTGGGACGAAATGGTGAAACAGATGGAAACGGGACAAAACATGAGTCCGACGATTTTGTGCAATGAGTTTGGGAAGGCGTATTCGGAGACGGAGTTTGCGGAACTTGCAGCGTGGCGGCGCGAGTATATCACAAAAAACAAACCGATTTATAATAAATACAAGGTGCACTGGGATGCATGGCGCGAGAAACACCAAGCATTGTTGGCAAAAAAGGAGATTTATGGCAAACTTGAATGGCAGGCAGGAATCAAAAAAGAAAATGATAGCATATTCAACCATTTCATCCAACTGCGGCAGTCGGGGATAAGAGTAAAGAAGACTGACTATTTCCCGACGTTGGTAGCAATAGTGCAGACGCCGATATACGCCAAGGAAAAAAGATATATAACCCCGCGCGAATGTGCGCGATTACAATCTTTTCCTGATGATTTTATAATGTGTGAGAATGATCATACAGCATATAAACAGTTTGGTAATGCAGTGAATGTGGATGTGGTTCATTTTGTAATAAATAATGTGTTGCGATTGTATGAATTATTATAAATAAGGTTGTAAACAGGGTATAAAACAGGAATATAAAACAGGGTATAAAATAATGTGTGTGACTTACCTCTTTTTTTGCTTATTCAGCAAAGATTTATATTTCGTGCATTTGGAATTGTGGTGCAGCACTATGCACATTGCCCTTCCACCTAACCTCGGTGCGCAAAGTCTTGATGACAACTGAATCATCACCATGGATGCACAGTTTGTAGAACATCTTGGCACACTTGCGCATATTACCCTTGCTATCTAGGTAATATTCGGGGCATTCCTCAAAGGAAACATCCTTCAAATCAAACATAAAATCATTGAGATGGGATAGATGTTCGCCGTCAAATTCATACATGTGGTATGGGATTTTCGCGCACGCCAAGTTCTCGGCAAGACCTTTGATAACACTGTCCTTGTGTTTTTCGATGACAAGTCGCATCTCGCTCCAATAAGGGTTTTCAACTCCGCAGTAAAACAGGGCATTGACTTCGTCGCGTTTGTCCTTATCATGTTTGGGAAACCCTTTCTCGACTAAGAAATCCTTTTTAATCTTGGTAAGGCGTTTGTCGTCTTCTGAATTGTTAATCAACTTGTGGACACTGTAATTGGACTTGGTTGCTGCCTTGGACTGTTTAACAGAGAACCCGACAAAAGTGCCGTCGAGCAGTTTGACGTAGACGTCGCCCTTTGCTGCCTTCTTGTCGGAATCTTTGTTCAGTTCTACGATTTCGGGGTAAGTCGCATATTTGCCTGTCAAATAGACCTTGTCAATGGTGCTATAAGAAATGGTGTTTGCACATTTTATAAAATTGGTGATGATTTTTTGCAACATCTTACGCTTGACTGCAAGGTCAGTAATGCATTTGAGCATGCTTGCCTTGTCGCAAACTAGTTTGCCGAGGTCGTCGGATTCCTTTAATTGATCCAACAAGGCAAATAGTTGGTCCGTGGTTTGCACGGTTTCGTTGGAAAGCAATATGGCAACAAGGAGTTCGATGCCATTGTTTTCTACGTTTTTGCGTTTCTTTTTTTGAGTTTTTGTTTCCGTAGAAACGGGAATGACAACAGGTATTGTGTCAACCATGATTTCGTTTGTGTTCATTGTGTTTGTTTGTATATCTAAAGTGTTCATTTTGTTTTTGTTCTTCAGAACAAAATGAAAAAGAGGTCAATTTTTTGGAGAATTTTATTTTCGACGTTGGGTTTTGCGTCGATGTTGTGTGTTGCGTTTTTGGAGGGACCTTTGTTTGGGTTTGCGGGACCCTCCTTTTTTTTTGTGCGCTTTTCCACAACTAATTCTCATATATGTTTTAAATTTCTTGATTGAGTTATTAAAAAATGCACATGCATCTGCTGGAATGTCTTTCATGCCTTCTGTTGGCAAACTATTACAAATATCATCAGAATGCAAAAATGATAGAATAAATTTATAATTAGGACTACCTCTGCGACCACATTCAATTAAAATAATGTCGTACTTGTACTTTTGGGTGGTCTTGTCAAAATATGGAGAAAAAACTAAATAAAATAATTTTGCGGCTTCGTGTTCAATGTACAAACTGCTTGAAGTAAACAATTCTGCACAATTCTCATATGGAATGACGTTATTTATAGATTTGACACATAGTCCTGCGCCAACACATACTGAAGTTCCTGGGTAAAGTTGTTGATGCCATATATTTACAATTTCAATGAGAAATGGGTTTTTCTTATTTACATCCAAAAGTGTTTTTGATATAACAGCAAATGGTGCTTCCAGATATCTTTGTATTAATTCTGTTACAGAAAAGCGGCGAGCATCAATAGAATAAATTTTATCAATTTCTACAAAATCTTCTCTGGAATACTTAGTTGGTCTACCTGAATTCTTTACCTGCCATGCTTGCGTTATTGCATTAACTTTTGCATCCAATTCATCACGTGCATCGAACGACCCTATACGTTCAAAAACGACCCCCACACTAAGGTTAGCAAAAGGCAAACTGGTTGAAATTTTTTTAGGATCGTCACTTTGTTTTACAGAAATGCCAAAAACACCGTTCCCCAAAATTGTCACATCAGCTGTTGCATTTTTAGCCTTCGGGTCTTCCAATTGTTTTAGTGTTTCAACAACTTCGGGCGGATGGCAAGCAATATAAAGTGCTTGTACATTTGCAATTTCTTCAAAAACACCTTTAAATAATCCTGTTTTTTCATCTTCGCACCAATGAGTAACAAATTTTTGAACCTTTAGTAAACTTTTTTTGTTATTCCAATCTACCATAAACGACTCAATTTTTTCTTTGTTGGGAAAATGTATTTTAACATTTCTATATGTAATTTCTGTTGTGCTCACACCACGCATTATCTCGACATAAACAGCATCCATCATTTCTGAAACATTTTTAGTTATTGGTTTAGACTTATTTATCATAACACACAAAATATAACACAATACCCAAAATTCAAAAAAATTTGCAGATGTGTTAACACGACTTTGTGATCCTGATCCAACATTTGTTTTGTTTGTTCTTTTACTTTTTGTTATGTTTGTTCTTTTACTTTTTGTTATGCTTGTTCTTTTACTTGTTCCTTTACTTGTTCCTTTAATTTTTCTTCTGCTTTTTCCTCTGCGTGTATTAAATGAAGGCGTCTTTAATACATAAAAATCTTCATCGGGCCTTGTAAAAAGTGTTTGTTTCCTATCTCTAGATTCATATCTTCTTCCATCACTACCAGAAACAGCACCAGCACTAGGACCAACTGTCATAACATTCTCATTGTCATCATTAATCATATTATCTCTACCACCTCTATCTTCATCTTCATCTTCATCTTCTTCATCTTCATATTCATCTTCTTCATCTTCATCTTCATCTTCATATTCATCTTCTTCATCTTCATCTTCTTCATCTTCATAATTATCACTCATATCATCATCATTATCACTCATATTATCATGACCACCACCATCACCACCATCACCACCTCCACCTCCATATCCTGAATGATAAAAAGGATTCATATATGGAAAACTCCCATTCATAAAAATCTATATAAACCCCTCACAAAATAATCTAAAACTCCCCATTCAAATACTTCTCAAACAGGTCCAGCGCTTCCTTCGGTTTGTAAGTGGGCACTTCATGTCCCGCAAAATGCACCGTCACAAAGGAAAATCGACTCTCCTTTGCTTTGCCAAAAACTCGTTGCGTATCAAACTTTGTCACATATCCCGCAACTTGTCCATCCACAGTCCATGTAGTCCAATCGTTTTTCTTTATTACAGGGTATCCTAAATCATAAATCCATCGCTGGGTTCCAATGGTTCCGCAGACACTGTCATCGTCCCCCGAATACACAAGAACGCGCAAATCCGGATGTGTCTTGGACTCCAACACAGTCCTATAGTATTTCTCCATCGGAAGCATCTTGTCCTTCAGTTCATACTTGGTAGTGCGGGAGCATTCATCCCACTCAATATCACCTCTAACATGGATGGCACTTTTAACATCGGCGCGGTTCAAATAATCCGTTGAGAACTGGTCTTCGCATGGTTCATATGTGAGAGGACCTTCACCATGTAAAAAGGCGTGCATGGTGCGCTGTTGCGAAGTCAAACACACAGGATAATCAAGCGCATACGGATTCAAGTTGCCGATTTTCTTCATAAAATCAAGGATGAGAGAGGAGCAAACAGAGTTATTGAGTTGCCCTGTTATAGTGGTGCACCCGTTTGCCACATAAACATCCCACGCCGGTTTGGGGAGCAACTGTTTGCCCCAATAAGTCTCCATTTCGGCACCTACACCCGAGTAGTAGTCGGTATAAGGGTTTCCAACAGCAAATCCGTGGAAATTAAGGCGTTCACCAGAATCGCTGGGCAAGGCGTCATTAAAGTTGATGATGGCAACTGCCAAGGTGGGCATGTAGTGCCCGCCGTAACTCTCGGAGGTAATATACAGAGGCACCGACTTCAAGTGGGGGAATTTCGCAAGAAACCCGCGCACAGTTGCTAAATTGTCTTTTGCTGCCTGGTCGTCGCCAATCTTGTAATCGTTCGAGTTGTCGGAATAAGAAAATCCGACGCCAACGGGTTGTTCTAAAAACACCATATTGGCAACCTTGTTCCATGCATAAGGATTCTGTTGTAGGACTCCATCCGCATCGGGTCGGAAGGGACCCTGCTCGGTCAAGAACCCAATAAGACCGGAGCAACCGGGACCGCCATTGGTCCAAAACACAACGGGGGCAGAGTCAGACGGAACATCGACCGATTCAACAAACCAATAGTGAATCTGTTTCTGAGTTCCAGGTAAGTTAATATACCCGCTAAACTGGTTGAAGGGAACATCATACAGAAGACCCGGAAGTGACAAGACTTGGTCGGCAATGGCATCATCGGTATAAACGCGGTTAACTGCGTGTGCAATATTCAAAAAAACCAAAATGAGAGGGAGTAAAAATATCATGACGATAGAGATTTATACTATAGATACAGGAATATCTATATTATTTGCGTTAATTATTCAG